GCCTGACAATTGACAAAGCTAACTACTTTGCATTTAAGGTTGACGACATTGAAGAGGCGCACAGCCACGTAAACTTCCAGTCTCTGGCAAGTGACCGTGCTGCTTACCGCCTTGCCGATCAGTTTGACCAAGACGTTCTTGGTTATCTGTCGGGCTTCAAGCAGTCTGCCATTCACGCGAATGCCGATACCGCAAACGATGTTGTAAACGGTTCTAAAGCTGTTTCAACTGCCGGTTCAGACGAACTGCTTGCAAGCATGAAGCTGGACGCGAGTGACTTTAACGCCGGTTCTGGTGGCAGTTCAATTGCTCTTATCCCTCGTGTGGGTGGTGCAACTGCTGCTCCAACAACTACTGGTGAAGCTAACCCGCTTTCGCTTATCGCTCGTATGGGCCGTAAGCTAGACCAGCAAAATGTTGACACCACTGGACGTTGGCTTGTCATTGACCCTGTTTTTGCAGAACTTCTGAAGGACGAGGACTCTCGTCTGTTCAACGCCGACTTCGGCGGTGCAGGTCTGCAGAACGGTCAGATGGCTGGCACCATTCATGGTTTCACCATTCACGTCTCTAACAACCTGCCGTCTGTTGGTACTGGTCCTGCTACTGAAGCAGCTTCCAACTCGTCCAACTACGGTGTGATTGTTGCCGGTCACTCATCTGCTGTTGCTACTGCAGAGCAGATTAACAAGACCGAAACCTACCGTGACCCTGACAGCTTCGCTGACATTGTCCGTGGTATGCATCTGTATGGCCGCAAGATTCTTCGCCCTGAAGCACTTGTTAACGCCATCTACAACGTACGCTAAGGGAGATTGAGATATGGCTGAAATTACCGCAGTTCTTAAAGCCGCTTCTGGCAACTCCCAGCGCGGACGTAACGCATATTATGTCGATAACGTAATTGACCTGACTGCAAATAGCATCAACCCTAACGGTGATACTATTCAGGCACTTACTGTTCCGGCAAATACTCTCATTCTTGCTGCTGGTCTTCAAGTTGTAAACTCTGCAACTATGAACAGTGGTACGGATGCAACTGCATCACTTGGTTTCACAGGTGGTGACGTTGATGAGTTTGTCGCAACTTTCGACATTGATGGTGCTGCTGATGGTGCTTATGCTCCTCAGATTGCTATCACTGGATTGACTGCTTCTACTTCAGCAGACGTAATTGACGTTCTGCTTGCAGGTAGTGGTTCGTCGTTTACCGCTGGTAAAATCCGTGTGTACGCAATTATGATGGATGTAAGTGACCAAGGTGACATGGCTGCTGACGAAGTAGCACGTGACCAAGCCTAAATAAAATAGGGGGCAGCTTTCGGGTTGCCCCTTTATCTAGATGCCATAATATAGGAGAAACAAATGGCAATTACAACTTCAATTTGTAACAGTTTTCTAGGCGAACTGCTTGGTGGTGTTCACGATCTTGATACGCATACTATTAAGATGGCGCTGATTAAACCAAGTATGTCGGGAACATACAATGATGAAACCACTAACTACAGTGATGTTACTGGCAACAGTGATGAAGCAAGTGGTACTAACTATTCTGCTGGTGGACAAACACTAGACAGCGTTACCATTACAACTAGCCAGACAGGAAATCGTGCTTTTGTAGATATTGCGGATGAGGTGTTTTCAAACGTGACTACATCTGCGCGTGGATGTATTATATATAATTCATCTGCGGCTGACAAAGCTATAGCTGTGTTTGACTTTGGTAGCACCATTTCTGCTACCGCTGGTGATCTTACTGTTACCATGCCAGCTACTGGCACTAATGGAGATGCTGCAGTCATACGTATTGCTAATAGTTAAGGGCTAATACAGTGGCCCTTGTTCTTGCTGACCGCGTAAAAGAAACGACTACGACCACCGGAACCGGCACGTATACACTTGCCGGTGCGGCAACTGGGTTCGAGTCGTTTTCTGCTGTAGGAAACGCTAATACGACGTACTACTGCTGCACGGACGGTACGGACTTTGAGATAGGTATTGGTACATACACTGCATCCGGTACAACGCTTGCTCGTACAACCATACTACAGTCAAGCAATTCTGACGCGGCAGTAAATTGGACTTCCGGCACACGAGACATTTTCATCACTCAGCCAGCAGGAAAAGCTGTGTTTTTAGATAGTAGCAATGTCTTGGAAACTACTGGTGGTGTGGTATCTGTAAAAAATGGTGGAACACAATCAGAAGTCCGACTGTACTGCGAAAGTTCAAATGCACACTATGCAGGATTAAAGGCACCTGCACACGCAGATTTTGCAGGCAATGTAACTTCCACACTGCCCTCTGTTACAGGCACTCTGATTGGCACTGCCAACGCAGACGCACCCGCTACAACAACAAGTTCGTCTGATGCCGATCATGTTCTTGTTAATGACAATGGCGTTCTTAAAAAAATTACGCCAACTAATTTAGGCATAGGCGGTGGTAACGCAGATACAGTAGACAACAAACACGTTTCGGTGCTAACTCAAGCAGCTTATGATGCACTTACTCCAGACAGTAATACAATTTATCTTATAAATGGATAACCTTTAAATGAACTACGAAATATATTCTGCTCCACTGCCTCTCGTTCAAATTATATGTCGATATGAAAATGAGCGAGAACTTCTAACTGTAATAGAAGATTGCAGTGACTTATCTTTAGACGTAGTTTTAGATGCTTGTGAAAACGCCTATAGAGATTGGCTATCAACAGAATTTGATATCGGAGGCTAATTACTATGGCTACATATTGGTGTGACCCATATCTTGAGGCTACTACGCAGGGTAATGGAACAACAGATACCTCAACTAAAAATGGCACTTATGCTGCACCTTTTTCACTAGATAACTTACGCAGTACTAGTAATACCACATTTTCTAGTGTTAATGGTGTAACAATATCAGATAATGATGAGATACGTTTTAAAGGTTTACCTTTTTCTACTCTTTTTGAAAGTTACGGAAATGCGTATGTAGATGTCGGCACTAACGATATTTATGCAACACTTAAAGGAGTAACTGGTAATAGTGCTTTCCTTCCTGAACGTACCCTTACTAAATCCAATTTGTATGCTTTTCAAAATAGTGACATATCTTCATATTTACCCAACTGGACACATCCTTTATTTTTTGGAGACAGATACGGTAGTCCAGATACAGAAATACACAGTAACACAACACTTTTTGGATACGCAGTTTTAAATCTTCAGCTTGGATATACATCTGCTTCCAGTACAGGCATGGAAGTATTTAGATTAAAGGATACATATTATAATAGAAAGAATTTAAGCTCATATAATTATTATTGGTTTTCTATGGCTAATGAAGTAAAGTTAAGTGCTGGTTGGACAAGCGAAACTGTACAAGATGGTTATAGTGTGCTAGAAGCGTATAATAATACTTCCTATAGATATTTCCGCATAAATGAAAACACGAGTTCTAAAACCCACTATGATTGTGAACGGTTAATTATAGCCCACATTCAGTATGGCAATAATGGTAATTATAACAATGTAAACTGTTATATACACAGAAGCAGTAATAGAAGTGGGGCAACAGATCATGTTGCTCCTATGATTGTTTCTTCAAATACCAATAATGATTCACTTACTTGCGGTGAAAATGCAGGAGATACTACCGTGTATCCTTATGTAGCAGGTAGTGGACATAGTACATATTCAAATCTATCTTTTAATATATATAATAACACAAATGGTAGTCGTACAGTTACATTAAAAAACTATTTATCTGGTGGTGGTAGCTTATATTTGAATGAAGCACAACCTGACTGCACCATTAAAATAGGAAATCTGTATTCTGCTTCGGACCAAGATTTTAGCCGAAATACTTTTGCCAATCATTCTTTTGCAACAAATGGTCAGTATGGGGATAAAGCAACATACGAATTTATATCAAACAGTGTTTACTTTTTATTTAGAAGAGATTCCATGCTATATAATCCTGTTACACTTATGACTGATCCAGATAACACCCATTCAGTAACATATGGATCAGGTTTAAAAAAACCGGGCATTGCCCCCTTAGATAATCTTAATTTTTCTGATAATAACTATGGGCCAGAAGATGCTGGAACATCTGCAGACACTCCTCTTTTTCAGCAAACAAGGGAAATTAGTGCTAACAATACATGGTTTACTCCATCTCTTTCTAAGAAATCATCCGCGCCAATACAGTACGGTTCATTGGCTAAATTAACTTGTAACGGTAATGATTATAGAACCACTGCACATAATATAAAAGTTCAAACGGATACAGCTTTAAGTTCAAGTAACACCACTGCTCCTGAATATAAAATTTGGAGTTCTGAACATAACGATTATGACGGAAACCCCATATCAATTATAAGTGATCCTTATACAGCGGGGGCAAGTTATGGTGCGCTTATGTATAATGATATTATTGGCAGCACAAGTTGTTTAGTAGGGCAGTTTTCAGGAACTACAGGAGGTGCATCCAATGACGCATATATACCTCTTGAACTTGCTGTTCCAAGCTACACCGCTGGAAGTAGTAATTTAAGAGTTACTGTGTCTGCTGCTTATGCAAATGGCGGTAGCGGTAGTCAACAAAAAATTAGAATTAAAGCGCACCATAGAGACACTACGCAAAGTAATAATTTTCGTGGCTACACTTCAAGTGACACTACTATATCATCAAGCGATCCAGCGTCTCCTACCACTGCCACGCTTAACTTGACTAACGTGCCAACAAGTGGGCAAGAAGACATAACTAGTGTTATAGTTGGTATTAGATTACAATTTGCAAGCAATACTAATATTCAAAAGTTTTATATAACGAATGCTGCAATAGAGACTTACTAAAATGGCACTACCTAGAGTCAGCGCGATAGGGTTTATTGATACCCTAACAGTATCTGCAGTTGGTTTTGTTGATGGTATTTATCTTCCTCCTTCTACCACGCTTTTAACTGGTGTAAACTCTACTTCTTCTGCCGGTGCGCCTTCCGGCATTGGCACTATTGCCACATTACCTAGTGTTAACTCTACTGCTGCGCTTGGTCTTGTAGAAGGTCAAGGGGGCTTAATACTAAATGGTGTTAACTCCACTGCATCCGCAGCTAGAATAGGTGCTGTAACACCTATGACCAACATTAAAGTTGGATCAACAAACCTTTCTGCACTTTATGTTGGAAGCACACAAATATTTAAAGCATATGCCGGTCCTGCGTTGGTGTGGTATCAAACACAAGGAGAACCGATTGGCCTTTCTAGTAGTCTTTTAAGTATTAGTGGACAACACAATGCATGGATGCAGCAGTCGATTAATATAGGCGCATATGCAGGACAAACAATAAGGTTTGTTGTAGAATATACATCTGGGTCGTCTTATCGTGGCGACTTTCAGATTGACGATGTAACCATTGACGGAACGACTTACACTTTTACCAGTACCGCTTCTGGCTGGCAAACAAGTATAATAACTTCAAGCAACACAACTTACACTTACAGTAATGTGACTTGGTACAGCGTATCCACTGGAAGTTCTCGCGGTAGATGGAACCGTGATAGTGGGGGTACTCCTTCGGGCGGGACGGGATTATCAGTAGACCACACGCATGGCACCACATCGAGTCACTATTTATACACAGAGGTTACTCAGCGTTTTAATGGTTCTTTTTGGTTGCGTAGCCCAGAGATAGTTTTAAGTTCTAATCCGGGGAATTTAACATTCTGGGAAGCTAGATATGGTTCAAACATGGGTTCAAGTAACTATTATATAGATGTAATTGCATGATGTTAGAGAGTTAGTGAATGTTTGGCTTTTCCGCATTTAGTGAGCAACCATTTTCAGCAGTAGATGATGCAGGTATTAGGGTATCGCTTACTGGTGTAGGATCAACCGCTGCTGATGGTACGGTAACAGCTAAGAATAGTTCTACTGTCACTCTGACGGGTGTAAACTCTACTGCTAGTGATGGGACTGTATCGGCTGGTGGTAAAGGAAATACCTCTCTTGCAGCCGTCAATAGTACAGCCTCTAGTGGTACTGTAAGTGCCGTTAGTATTGGTACTACATTAACAGGTGTAAATACTACCGCATCATTTAGTGCGGTTATACCTAGCAATGACTCTAGTATTGAAATTACAGGAGTTAATTCTACTGTATCGGATGGTGCAGTTGGTGCGGTAAATAATGGCAGTCATCTAACAGGAGTTAACTCAACCGCCTCTAAAAGTTCAGTTACTTCTTTTACAGACAATCAAACCGCTCTAGTTTCTGTAAACTCCACGGCATCATCTAGTGCAGTTATACCTAGTAGCAACTCTACTATTGCAATTCAAGATGTAAATTCTACTGCTTCTAATGGTTCTTTATCTGCAGGTGTTTCACAGTCAATAACACTAACAGGCGTAAATGCTACCGCATCAGATAATGACGTAACAGCTAGTAATACATCTTTTGTTGAGATTGCCGGTGTTAACTCTACAGCAGCAGATGGCACACTTACATTATCGGTTGTTGTTGATGTAAATATTACGGGTGTTAATGCTACTGCAAAAGTTGATAGAGATTTATCACCCCCAAATAATTCTGTTACCGCATCAGGTAAAGGTAACACTACTTTTACAGGTGTTAACTCTACAGCAGCAGATGGCAACGTAGGCGCGGTTAATAACGGTAGTCACCTAGCTGGCGTTAACTCTACTGTAGCAGATAATTCTGTTATTGCCAGCAACGACTCCGCGACTGTACTAACAGGTGTTAATGCTACTGCCGAAGATAATTCTGTTACTTCGTCAGGCAAAGGTAATATCACTCTAGGTAGCGTTAACTCAACTGCCGCTAAGAATGATGTCAGTGCTATTAACAACGGTAGTCATCTATCGGGTGTAAACACTACAGCAGCCACAACGGCAGTTACAGCCAGCAACGACTCCAACATAACACTGACAGGTGTTAATTCTACGGCAGCAGATAGCGATGTATCTGTAAGTGTATCAGATGAAGTAACCTTAACCGGCGTTAATTCAACTGCGGCTGATAATGACATAAGCGCCATTAACAATGGTACACATCTGTCAGGCGTAAATGCAACCTCTTCTACTGAAGCTGTTGTAGCAAGTAATGACTCTAGCATTACTATTACCGGCGTCAATACTACCGCTACGGATAACGACGTTACTGCAAATGGTACAGCTAACACCTCTATAACTGGCGTTAACTCTACTGCCGCTAAGAACGATATCAGTGCCGCCGGAGTTACCTTTGACTTTGAGGCTATCAAAGAAAACTACGACAGAGGTAGAGTTGTATATATTGACAAGATTACGGTCAGTTCGCAAAACCGTACCGCTAATGCCGCAAACGAAAATAGAAAAGTATATGTCAGTGGCGTCACTGTAAGTTCTAAAAATCGCACTGTGCATGTCATGCAAGAAGATAGAAAAGTATATGTTGAAAGGTTCTCTACTTCAGCCGAAAGAAGAGCAAGAGCAGCATAGGAGATTTGAATGTCATTTAGGTGGCCCATAAAAGACCCAGACGAAACCTTAGATTATAGTGTAGATTGGTCACGATTTCTTGGCAGCGGCACTATCAGTTCCGTTATCTGGTTTGTACAAACATCAGAGATTGGTAAGACACAGATTAATGCTGGACAGACATTGACCACTGCTTCTAGTAGTGCCGTGACTGACAGCATTCAGAATGTATCGCAGACCAATACAAACACTGTAGCGACCATTAACATTGGCAGCGGGGTGCTAAACAGAGAATATACATTTACATGTCAGATGACTGACACAAATGCAAATGTAGCTGAACGTACCATCAAATTACCGATAAGGCAGAAATAATGGCTTACAATTATCTTGGACTTGTAAACGAAGTAAACCGCAGAGTGAACGAAGTTGAGTTAACGTCTTCCAACTTTTCTACCTCTACAGGTTTCTATGCCCACATTAAGGATGCCGTTAACGCATCTATTCGTGACATCAATCAGACAGAGTTTAACTGGCCGTTCAATCATGTGCAGCAGGAAGAAACGCTGTCAGCTAATGTGACACGGTACGCATTTCCGCATGACGCCAAGCTGCTTGACTTTGACAGCTTCCGCATCAAAGAAGACAGCACACTTGGAAATGCCACCACTCGTCTGGGAGTTGTCACCTACGAAGAATATCTAGACAAGTATGTAGATCAAGAGTATAATAGCACAGGACGGCAGGGTGTACCACAACTGGTGGCGCATGGCCCAGCACTTGAGTTTATCCTCACCCCTGAACCAGATGCTGCATACACTCTGGTTTATGAATACTACCGCATTCCTGTAGACCTTGAGTTGCACGATGACGTACCGGCAATACCGGAACGCTTCAAGCATATCATTGTAGACGGTGCTATGCACTATGCATATCTGTTCCGGGGCAACACACAAGACGCACTGGTAGCAAAGGAGAAGTTTGAAGAGGGCATTAAGAACATGCGTTCCATGCTAATCAACCGCACATACTATGTGAGGTCTTATATGATCCCACAGAACACAGGTGGTGGTGGTAGAATGGGCTATGCGAGGTTGCCCATCTAATGGCTGACGCATGGCAAACTTATCCTTTTGAATTTCGAGGTGGGTTGATTACTAATCTTGCTCCTACCCAACAGGGTGTGCAAGCACCGGGGTCAGCGCGTATCCTGCGTAACTTTGAACCGTCCATCTTCGGTGGGTACAGAAGGATTGAAGGGTTTACCAAGTTTGATACAAACGCACTAAGCAATACTGGTGAAGTTCGTGGTCTAACTAGATACAGCAGTCAGGTATATGCAGTAAGAGGTAATGACCTATTCAGGTCTGGAGGATCAGGTTGGACGCAGATAAGTGACAATGGTTCATTCAGCAGTGCCGGTGTTACAATCGGCGGGTCAGGCAAAGTACGTTTTCTGAAGTACGATTTTGACGGCACAGAAAAGCTAATGCTTGTGGATGGCACGGGCAAGCCATTTAGGTTTGATGGTTCAACCTTTGCCCAGCTATCGTCCTTGCCTAGTGATACCTCTGGTGCAAGTTTTATTGTCAACTTTAAGAACCACATTGTACTGGGTAACGGAAAAAAGATAGTTTTTTCTGCGCCATATGAAGATGACGACTTTACAGTTGCCAATGGTGGTGGTATAATAAATGTTGCAGATGAGATTACAGGACTTACTGTATTCCGTGAGCAACTAATTGTTTTCTGTAAGACCAGTATCTTTGTACTTAATGGCAACAGTGTGGCAGACTTTACACTACAGCCTGTGTCTCGTGACTTAGGTTGTGTGGCCCCAGATACAATTCAGGAAATTGGTGGTGACATTATATTCCTTGGACCTGATGGCTTGCGTCTGTTCTCTGCAACTGACAGGATTGGCGACTTTAGTCTTGGTGCTGTATCGAAAACTATTCAGTCAGAAATGCTTGACCTGATTAGTAGTGGTGCTAGTGGATTTACAAGCACAGTCATTCGTGAGAAAAGCCAGTATAGAATATTTGCATTTTTATCTTCTGGTGCTGTTGAGGGTGCAAAAGGAATTGCTGCTACACAGTTGCAAGAAGGCGTAGTCTTCAACGATCTACGTGGCATTAACGCACATGTAGCCCACAGTGAGTACGAAGGATTTGAAGAGTTAATATATTTTGCCAACAATGATGGCTACGTATATCAAATGGAATCAGGCAATACATTTGACGGAACAAATATTATTGCCAGCTTTGCTACACCGTTTGTCCCACTGAATGATCCGTCTGTTCGCAAGACCATATACAAAGGCACAGCTTATCTAAAGATTAATGGTGCGTTTGAATTACGTCAGACACTACAGTTTGACTACGCACAAGCTGGGTCTAACCAAAGTTCTGAACAGCTAGACAGTTCTGATTCAGCGACAGTTACATATGGCTCTGCCACGTATGGCGCATCTACTTCTATTTTTGGAACAGCACCAGACGCAATCTTTAATGTACAGACACGAGGTTCAGGATTTGTCGTGTCAATATTGTACGAAACATTAGGCAGCAGCACAGATGCTGTATTTACAATTGACTCTGCTACTTTGCAGTATATAACAAACGCTAGGAGATAATAATGGGTACAGGTTACACTCGTAATGATACCGCTAACAATATTGCAGACGGGAACGTAATCAACGCCTCTGATCTTGATGGCGAGTTTGATGCGGTTCAAGCTGCTTTTCATGCTTCAACTGGTCACAGCCACGATGGTACGACAGGTGAAGGTCCACAGATTGACGCATCAGGCATTGCCAACAATGCTGTTGCACTTGGCACAAAGACTACAGGTAACTATGTAGCAAGCCTGACAGCAGGTGCTTTGATTGACCTGCAAAACAATTCTGGCGAAGGTGCAACGCCAACCATTGACGTTGACCTCACAGAACTTACGGACATGACAGAAACTGCTGTAGGCGCAGATGAACTGGTCATTCTCGACGGCGGTACTGCACAAAAGCGTAAAGCCATTAGCGAGATACCTCTTAGTATTTTTAACAACGATAGTGGATTTGCGGCAGGTGACATTACAGGTGTTACTGCTGGCACGGGTTTGTCGGGCGGTGGTTCATCAGGTGATGTAACACTTGCCCTTGACTTTAGCGAACTGACTGATATGACAGGTTCTGCTTCTGGTACTACAGAGTTTATTCTGCAGGACGGTACAACTGAATCTCGCAAGGCTGCTAGTGAGATTGATTTAAGTATCTTTAATAATAATCTTTCTATAGACGCCGACGGCACGGCGGTATCTAATCTTGAAGTAGACAATTTTAAGTCTGGGGTTTTAGATACAGACATATCATCCGTAGCTGGAACAGACACAACCCTAGCCTCTGCAAAAGCAATTAAGACATATGTTGATGCACAAGTGTCTGGGGCTAGTGATCTAGTTAACGACGGAAGCCCACAACTTGGTGGTGATCTAGATTTAAATAACAACAACATTACAGGCACTGGTGACATTCCTGCCGCTAATCTTACAGGCACATTACCTGCAGTATCAGGCGTAAACCTGACGGCACTGAACGCAACTAATCTTGGGTCAGGGACAGTACCTGACGCTCGTTTTCCAGCAACATTGCCAGCCCTCAACGGTTCTGCCTTAACTAACTTATCTGCCGCTAATCTTACAGGTACGCTACCTGCCATTGATGGTTCTAATCTTACTGGTGTAACTAGCGGTGTAACTGTTCAAGACGGAGGATCACCATTAAGCAATGCTGGAACAACCCTTAACTTTACAGGAGATGGTGTTACCGCAAGTGGTACAGGAGCAACTAAAACAATTAATATTCCCGGCGGTCTTTCATTAGCTGGAACAAATAATACTGCTCTGGGTACTGATGCTTTAAAGAATGTAGGGGGTCTCGCGCAGGATAATACTGCAGTTGGTGTTAACGCCTTGCGAAATTGCTTGAGCGGCGATGATAACATAGGAATTGGACATGGTGCTGGACAAGCTATAAATTCAGCAAGTTTTAACATAGCAATTGGTAATAGTGCATTAGATAATGAAGACACAGGAAGTGGACACACTGCGATTGGTCATTCAGCACTTGGTACTGTAGACAATACTTCTAACAATGTTGCTGTTGGCAATAGTGCTATGGAAAATTCTGAAGATGCCACTGAGAATGTTGCAGTAGGGAGATCAGCGTTAAGAAGAAATAACTCTTCCTATAATGTTGCTGTTGGGCATAGTGCAATGTATGGCACCAGTTCAGGGCCAAACTCCGACATTGCCGATCATACTGGTAATCGTAATGTTGCAGTTGGGTATCAGGCGGGTATGAAACTTACCTCTGGCAATGATAATGTTGCCATTGGGTATAATAGTATGACGGATGTTACTATTGGTTTTGATAATGTTGCAGTTGGACACGAAGCAGGCCATGCTATAGTTGACGGCCACAGCAATACAGTGGTTGGACACGATGCGCTAAAGACTAATATTAGTGCAGATGATAATACTGCTATAGGTGAGGATGCGCTTAAAGTTCTCACAGGTGGAAATAGTAATACTGCAATTGGCGCACACGCTGGTAGTCTTATTACTTCAGGTGGTAAAAATACACTTATCGGTTCTTACGACGGAAACAGCGGTGGCTTAGACATCCGCACATCCAGCAACAATATTGTGCTGTCGGATGGTGATGGTAACATTCGTCAGTATATTAATTCTAGTGGTTACACTAGTTTTGGAACTACAAATGCAACTTCACCATTAGCCGTTGCAGGGTCAAAAGATGATGGTTACGCTGCTATTTTTAACAATACTAGTAGCACTAATCCTTATGGAGTTCTAATACAATTGTCTGGTGCAGCAGATGACGATGGAAATGAGAATTTTATTCTTGCGCAGGACTCTGCTACTACTCGTTTTATTGTTACTAATCAGGGCGATGTAGAAAACCACGACAATAGCTACGGCGCAACATCAGACCAGAAGCTGAAAGAGCAAATCACAGATGCTTCCTCGCAATGGGATGACATCAAGGCTCTGACTGTTCGTAAATTCAAGATGAAGCAGGATGTGGCCGACAAAGGTGATAGTGATAATTTGTGGCGTCTTGGAGTTGTTGCGCAAGAAGTTGAAACCGCTGGTATGTCCGGTCTAATTACAGAAAGAACGGACCGTGACGATGATGGAAAAGATTTAGGTACGACAACAAAATCTGTCAAGTATTCTGTTCTTTACATGAAAGCAGTCAAAGCCTTACAGGAAGCAATGGCGCGAATTGAAACTCTTGAGACAAAAGTCGCAGCACTAGAAGCAGGTAGCTAATGAAGATGTCAATGGAACCCGCACTCAAGACACAGATGGAACTAGAGGCGCATGAAAAAGAATGTGCCATTCGGTACGCTAACGTGCAAGAGAAACTAGAAGGTTTAGACAAGCGCATGTGGCGGCTTGAAGCAATGATTATGGGTAGCACCATTCTTGTAGTAGCAATGGTAGTATCAGTATTTATGGGATTTAGATAATGGCAATGTTCAAAGCATTTAAGCCTAGCGGCATGGAGAAGATAGCACGTGCTATGGGCTATCAGGGTAGTATGCAAGGGTTTCAAGATTATCTTGCGCAAGACCCCATGCGTCAACAGCAGATGCAGACGTATCAAAATAAAGCTATGCAGATGGCGAGAGGCGGCGTGGTGAAGATGCAGGAAGGTGGGACGACACCACCTACTTCACAATCAACCCCACCAGAAACTGTGCAGCAGACTACCGTTCAACGTATGTTCCAGCCGGGACTTCCAGAAGGTGGTGTGACACAAGCAGCAATGATGCCTAGCGAACCGGGTCAATATATCCCACCTAATGTTGGCACTGTTACAGGTCAAGTTTCTGTGCCAACGGCAATGGCTGGTATGTACACTGCCACACCAGAACAAGAAGGACAGGCAGCACA